TATGGATTTCCTAAAGAACATGCAGGTGGAGCGATTACCTTAAGTTTGTTGATGTATAAACCTACTGGTACTGCTGTTATTGACTTCGCTGATGTAGTAGTTAGTCGAGTTGGTTAGATGGCTAGACGTGACATTGGTAAAGGTAGAGAGCTGTCCCTTAAGAAGTCGCTCGCTAAAATCAATGCCAACTTCATTGAGCTATGGAAGAATGTTAATACTAAGACTAGTTGGGGCGGTCAGTGGGAAGAAGGTAAATGGTACTATCCATATGAAATAGTTACTGATGGTCAGTGGACTTTTGTATGTGTTAACCCTACTAATGATCGTCCAGCACCTCAAGCTATAGGAAGTCCTCTAAACATATATAACGGTCTTAGTCCTACTACTCCTGTAGTTGCTAAAAGTGTTAGATCAGGTGTACAAATTACAAATGCTACAGTTGGTTATTGGATTAACAGTTATGAAGTTTATACAGTCACAGGTAATTACTACCAAGTATATCAAGTTAATGTTCACTTAGAGCATATACGGATACAGGATTTCACTGCTACTACTACAGGTTGGGTAGCATTTCCAGTTACTCCGATACTTGTAGCTCCGGGTACGGACTTTGCGTTATACCAATCAGTTAATGAACCTGATCCTACTCCTATTACATGGACAGGTGATTGGAATTATACCCTTCCTAATGATGCTACTGATCCATTAACAGGACAAGTTACTCATGCAAATCGCGCATTAAGTGAGCTACGGGTTAGTAAGTTTGATACTACTGGAGCAGATAGAGGGGCTGAGTTATTAGCACTTAATCCCGGAGATATTGTAGATGCATCAGGTCTTAGATGGTCAATACAGAGTATTGCTGATGCTGGAGCATTTGTAGTTATATTCATTGCTCCAGCTACTCAAGGTAATCAACTAGGTGTTATTCCGTTTACATTTGAAACAGTGCCTGCTACTCCGATTACTACCATGGTAGATGTTAACTATTGGTTATCTAATACATTTCCTAATGCAACTGTTAATGGTATCCAGTCGATAGATGAAGCGCCAGTTGTAGTAGATGACAATGCCTATGGAGTTAATATAGAAATACAGGAAGCAACAGTTAGCCCTAATTGGGAACTGGCAGCTTATAGCGGTTAATAATATGAAATATAAACATTTAAAAAGTAATAGGAGGTACTGCCATCGCCACTCCGTATAGAATTTATCGTCCATCTATTCATGAAGTTTTTGAAAAGAGTAGAAATAAAGTTCAACTGTTTGGCGGTGGCTGACCCGGTTTCGCTAATGGAAAAACTGCTGCTGCTTGTGCGTTGAAGGTGCTACCAGTTGCTAGAGATTATCCGGGAGCTAATATCCTTGTAGCACGTTCTACTTATCCAAAGTTAAATGACACGATTAGAAAGGAGTTCTTAAAGTGGTGTCCTCCTCACTGGATTAAGTCATTCCCGAGGAGTAATAATGGCTCAAATACTTGCGTACTCATTAACGGCACAGAGATTAATTTCCGCTATATCCAGCAGCAGGGCAAGGCAACAGGAGAGTCTAGTTCTAATTTACTCTCTGCGACTTATGATCTTATTGTGGTCGATCAGATGGAAGATCCGGAAATTGAGGAGAAGGACTTCGATGACCTCTTGGGAAGGCTTCGCGGAAACACAAAATATGTTGGAGATGATCCAACAATGCCGAAAACTGGGCCGAGATGGATGGTGCTTACGTGTAATCCAACGCGAAATTGGGTTTATAAGCGACTTGTTCAACCGTTACATCAGTATAAACACAGTGGGAAAGTAAGCGAGTTTCTATTTTGTAAACGGGAACTGGAAACTGCTAAACCTGTGCGGGATAGTGAAGGGGAAGTTGAACTGCTAATTGATCTGGTTGAAGGTAGTACTTATGAGAATAAGGATAACTTAGGTGCGGATTTTATAGAGGCATTGGAATCTAGCTACACAGGTCAGATGCGGGACAGATTTCTACTCGGATTATGGGCTGCATATGAAGGATTAATCTACAATGACTTCGATGAAACCATTCATTGCGTGACAGATACTCAGATTGATACATATGTTGATAAGCTAGAGGCTGAAAACTATGAGATTCGGTGGCTAAGTGGCTACGATTGGGGGATGGCAGTTCAGAGTTGCTTTCTTCTTTCATTTGTAGACCCTTGGGGTAATATCATCGTTGTAGATGGATTTTATAAAAAAGAGTACTCGCTTGGTGATCAAATTGCTGAGATTAAGCAGATATATGCTAAATACGGAGTGAGTAGTAGTGAGCAGCCGTGGGCAGATCCCGCTATATTTAGACGGGGAGCAGGCGGAAAGGACATAGTTGGAAGGAGTATTGCTGATATACTATATGACAGTGGTGCAGGAGTAATGATGCGAAGGGGTAATAATGCGATTGGTAATGGTATTGTGAAGGTTAAAGGTTATTTAGGTATAACATTGAATCATCAAAATCCTTTTACTAAACAACATGGTGCTCCTCACATTTACTTCTCTGATCGGTTACAATGGATCAGTGATGAATTTAATAACTATGTGTGGATGACTAATGCTCGAAGTGGTAATGCAGAAGATAAACCTCGGGATGGCAGCGATCATGCAATGGATACGTTAAAGTATATGTTATCACGGTCGCCAGAAGCTAGTAAGGTTAGACCGCGGTTAGTTAGAACTACTCCAGCACACTTGTTATGGCAAGATGGTGGAGATATAGAAACTGAAAAGAACTTGAAGGCATATAGATATGGCTAGATTACCCGCAGAAAATATTGATGAAGCCGCTGATCGCAATCCTGATTTAGAGAGGAGTTTGGAAAAGGCAGGCGTTGGGCAGGAGAAGACTGCTCCAGTTGTGCCTACTTATCAAATAATCAGCACTGATAGTAAGATTCCGGTAAGTAGCCAGAACGGTAATCTATGGAAAAGTCGCCGTGATCAGGCAGTTAATAAGCGTAAGAATAATCTAGAGGAGGAAGCGTGGGAAGATGCGCTCTGTTACTATGACAATTCTCAGGAAGGTGCGCGATCGTATGCGGATGAACCAGCTAGAAAACGTCATCGCGGTACTAGTGAAACTGAGAATATTGTCTTTGCTAACACTTCCGCACTAGTTCCAGCTATTTATGCTCGTAATCCTGCTATAGAAGTAACAGTTACTAAGGAGGAGAACTATGAACATTCCATAATGCATGAGGAATTGATTAATGTTCTCATGCGGAATCGTAGTGATAATGGTTTGAATATGAAACCTAAAGCTCGTCGTGCGGTAGTTGCTACTACATTGATGAACCTTAGTTACATGGAAGTTGGTTATACCTTTAAAAAGGATTCCTCACAGGCAGCTCTTGAAGATTTAACTAAACTTAGTGAGGACTATGCCACTGAGAAGAACCTAGAAAAACTTAGACTGATAGAAGGAAAGATTGCAGCACTCGAACTTAAAGTAGATCTACTTAGACCAAGTGGCCCGCATATAAAATTCCGTAGACCTGATCAAATACTCCGAGATCCTGACAGTGAGAGTGAGGATTTGAGTGATGATAAATGGATTATGATATGGGAGTATGTACCTACTACATGGTTACAGGCTATGTATGCAGATGATAAAACAGGTACTAAGTCATTATATAAACCTACGCACGTACTTAATGCTAATAGCGTGGGTGCAGAGGGTAGGAATAGCGCGGAACAGGAAATCGCTAATTATACTCTTGTAGATAGTGATGACTATGATAACCGCACCCGTAGATCACTGCATGGGTATGATGATGATGAAAGTTATAAACGAGCGTTGCGTACTAAGATTTGGTACGTTTGGGATAAAGTCACCCGTCGAGTTTACATGTATAACGATAAAGACTGGACATGGCCGATCTGGGTGTGGGATGACCCATACCATCTCGATACCTTCTTCCCACTTGCCCAACTCACGTTCTATACGCATCCCATCGAAGGTGTTGCAAAGTCAGAAGTTGTCTACTATTTGGATCAACAGGATGCTATTAATGACATAAATAGCGAGTTTAAAAACGCTAGGCAACAGGCTAAGTTTAATGTAGTTTTTGATAAGAATCGCGCTAATAGGGAGGATGTTGAGAAGATATTGAAAGGCGATGAAGGTGTAGCAGTGGGAATAGATATTCCTGAGGGCTATAGTATTAAGGATTTCCTTCAATCAGTAGTTCCACCAAGTATGCAATATGCTGAATTGTTTGATAAGTCTCCGCAGTTTGAAGCAATTGATAGATTAAGCAGTGTATCAGGTGTAATGAGGGGACAACAGTTCAAAACTAACACTACTAATGGCGCGATTGAGAAATATTCAATGAATACTCAAACGCGGCTAGATGAGAAGATCGATGCAGTTGAGGACTTTATCGGTGATGTAGGCTGGAAAGTGCTGCAACTATGCGCCCAGTTTATGGATATTGAACAAGTGCAGAGTTTGATAGGAACTAAGAGTGCTGGATGGCAGAACTATAGTTCTACTGAATTTCTAGCTACTCACCAGTATCAGGTAGTCGGAGGTAGTACTCAAAAACCTACTAGTGATGCTAAGAAACAGCAGGCTATGGAACTGGGTCAAGTACTTGGACAATTTGTAAATGCTGCACCTCAAGCAGTGACTGCAGTTATGTTGAAGATGTTTGAACGTAGCTTTAGTGAGATTAATATTGGTGAAGAAGATTGGCAATCGATTAATGAACAAGTAAATCAGCAAGGTCAAGGTGGCGATCAAGTTACTGAGATGATTAATAAACTCCCGCCTGAAGCTAAACAGGCACTTGGGAAGGCTATTGCACAGGGCGTACCTGTTGAAGCAGCGTTAGAAAAGATTATGCAAGTTGCTCAACAGCAGGAACAACAACAACCGGGAGGCGCGGGTCAGCCTCAACCAACTATACAATAGGTATAAGAGATGGACGATAAAGAAATGCATGACAATATTGAAGCGCAACTGAATATGGCAGTAGAATCTGCTGATGACATAGGTTTTGATGATGAGGAGGTAGTAGCTGATGCAGAAATGGGTGCGGATGAAACAACCACGATCGGTGAAGATGAACAAAGTACACAACCGGAAGTTATCGCTGATACTAGCGAAGGCAGTGGAAGTGAACAGGTTCAACTCCCCGAGCAGCAATTTACTGATCCCGACAACACTGCTACAGGACAAAACAAAACTGGAGACCTGATAAATGCAGCAGGTAATGTAGTTGCCACGGCGGGTGCTGAAC